ATCTAACTCAACCACTATGAGAGGAAACTGATATGGGATATACACACTACTGGCGTCAGCCAGAAGCGGTGGATGCAGACAAGTTCGCTGCGTTCACAAAGAAAGTTGCAATGATTATCAGAGTTGCAGATGACGCTGGTATTCCGCTGGGAAATGTAATGGGTCAGGGTTCACCTGAACTCACTGAGAAGATGGTTTCGTTTAATGGCTTTGCTCAATTTGGCTACGAATCATTCGTTCTTGAGAATGGTGAAGAGTTCTCTTTCTGCAAAACCGCTCAACGTCCATACGACGCTGTAGTCACAGCAGTCCTTATCTGTTTGAAGCGAGAGTTTGGTGATGATTTCCAAGTTTCGTCTGACGGAAGTTGGTTGGACTGGACTGAAGGCAGAAACCTCTACGCTGAAACCTTCGGTGTAGAAGTTATAGAGAGCGAGGTGTTCTCAAGTGTCTCAACAAACTAAAGAGCGTCGCACCTTGATTGGTGACTTTGAACGTCTCATTCAGAGCAGACCCTTCTTGTTCTGTCTAGGATTTGCTTACTGTTACATAATGGTTCGCAACGGTTGGTTGGTAATCAAATGACCGACAACATCAAAGACACATCAACGCTATGGAGTGTTCCATTCAGCGTTCACTGCCGAGTTGTAGTCACTCCACCAAACGGTATGAGAGTCGCTGACAACTTTGCTGACATTCTTAACGAGATGGTTACTGATGATCTCCGCCTGTATGGGATACAGACAGAATCAGTAATGGTGTCGCGTGGGCGTACATTGAGAAAGGCTAAGTGATGACAACTCCAATTATCACTGACTGGCAGTTGTATCAACAGAAAATGATAGATGAACTGTCTCAGGAATTGTTGCCTGAGTTACTGCCGTATGTAGAGCAGGGTTCACTTGGTGAGCAACTTCGTCACCCGTTGTTATATCAAGTGCCGTTGCTTAACAATGGTGCTGCTAATCGTCTGTACAAGTTCAAAGTTCTTGAAGTAGTGCGTGCGCTCGGTGAAGAGAACTGGAACAAGTACGTTTGGCTACACGAACGCCCTTACAGAATTGACGCGTTCATCAAAGTCGCTGACAAGATGTCAGACCGTTGTTACTGGGAAACACTTGCTGTAATTTGGTCAGACACCGAGAACGGCTGGCAGAATCTTTCTGAATGGCAACGTTTATTTGATTCCGATAGACCAGAGAGGAGATACCTAATGGATACGTTTGACTTTCAGGCTTACAGTAATTTGCCAGATGTGGTGACTGTTTACCGTGGTTGTCAGAAGAATCAGAATGAGAATGGTTTGTCTTGGACGCTTGACAAAGAGAAAGCACAATTCTTTGCAAAACGTCTTGGCAAAAAAGGTATCGTCTTAGAAAAGTCTGTGAAGAAGAATCAGATTGTGGCTGTGTTGTTAGGTCGTAATGAGCAGGAAGTAATTATCACAGAGAGAGGTGCTCGTAATGACTAAACCGACTTGGGATAAGTTCCAATCAGCGTATGCCCTTCGTAACGGTGTACAAGTAGAACTAGAAGAACATACGTCGCTTTGGCGTAACAAGTTTTACACGGTTGAAAAGAAACTGCTACAACCAGAACTTGGTGAAGCAGGTGCTATGTGGTTGTCTGTAAAACACAATGACCGTAAAGCAATCCGTGATTGGCGTCATTTACAGAGAATCAAGAATGAACTTGGTGGTGTAGAGCGTGAAGGCATAGACATCTTCCCGCCTGAAAGCCAACTTGTTGATACTGCCAATCAGTATCACATCTGGGTGTTGCCTGAAGGTCAGAGCACACCATTCACTTGGCGACAAGGACGTTTGGTTGCTGACAACAATGACGACCCTGCACTTCTGAAACTGGTTGAAGCCGCAGGGTACACAAAAGAAGATGTTGCAAAGGCTGTACAAAGACCACTAGGAGAGGAATGATTATGGAGCAGAAAGATTTCTTGTTAATTGCTGACACAATGACCGCTATTGCTAATGACCTTGACGATAAGGCATTAACACTTGAGATGGTTGCTATTGGTTTGGCAGATTCATTTGCTGATTATCCAGAGTTTGACCGCGTTCAATTCTTGTCAGACTGTGAACTAGCAGTAGGGATAAGTAAATGAGTTGGGTAGAACTGTACGAGGACGGTGTACTTCTTGGCTGGAAAAATTACAGAATTGTCCGAGATAACATCACTGCTATCAAGGCGTCTGGCGCAGAACTTCCCCTAGAGTTGACGGTACTGCTTGATGAGATAGAGCAGTTAATAAGTGACCGCAGGGTGTTTGTACAGTCGTTTGATAAAAAAATCACTGAAAATAATCAAGCGACACTTGCCTAACCCCAATTGTGGTGGTACATAATCTGGGTTATGCTGTAAGTCCCAGAAAGGGGAACTAGATGACTGTCGTAAATGTAAGTGTTGTTGTAAAAGACGAATTTGCTGACCCATCAAGCGAAGTCGGTGTAAACGTCAGTGGCTATCTCGGTATTGCTGCTGCTCTTCAGTGGTATGGCGAAGTAAGTACCATTGAAGTTGCAAATAAGATTCCTACTTCTGCGTAAGCGGTAGGTTTCGCAATAGAGGTAACGTAATGAGTTCCTCGCTGACTTCATCGTCAGTGTTACCTTCTATGTGGGCGTGGGTCGTTCCGCTACGTGCGAACACGGAACATCTCTTTGCTGTCCCTGAAAGGAGCAACGTGGTTCTCTTTGGTTTAGAAATTAAGCGTGCTGAAAAACAGACAGAGCACATTAGTGTTCAGTGTTACCGTTGTGGCAGGTATTTAATCGTTGGTTTTGAAAATATGAGAGTGTATAACTACTGCTCAAGTTGTTAGTTACCTTTTGTAACCCAAAGGTACATTTGTAGCCACAATGTAGACACAAATGTACTGTTTGTTACCTGGCGATTCAGGCTCAACGGTTTACCTGGTTTTCCCTTTTGACATAACGTTTTGTTACCGTTGCAACACTCACTTACAAATCCGTAAAGTTGTCGGTAGAGTCACCTACACTAAATGTGAAAGGTGGTGCTAAATGAGCAACCAGAGAGATGAATTGTTTCTGCCCTATGCAGGAACGTCAGGTCACAGTGGTAGTAATACTTCTGCTGTACGCGCTCGCACAATGGATAAATCAGGGAAGACTGCACAACTGCAAAACTCTGTATTAGCCATTCTTAATCACGTTGAAGCCGACGGTGTTACTTGGAAAGATATTTCAGAACGTATGAATGTGCATCACGGTACTGCTAGTGGCGTTCTTAGCGTGTTACACTTAGCAGGAAAGATAGAGCGGTTATCCGCTACCAGAGATAGGTGTAAAATCTATGTCTCACCTGATTGGGTTTTTTTCCGCCCAACTGAGACTCCAAAAAACAAGCGACCTAAAACAAAGACGATAACAACTTCTGTTTTTCAATTGCTTGGTAAGGAAGTGCTAGTGACTCAATACTCCGACGGTAAGACAACAATTGCTGTCCGTGATTACCCCAGCGACACTTGGTCACCGCCAATTGCTGCTTCATATACCCAGATAACAACTGTTTGAAAGGATTGTAAATCAACTTCATCTATGGCAGTCTTTGAGTAACCCCCGTTAAGGGAGTTACCACAATAGAAAGGGAAACGTATGCGTTTAACCCCACGTGGAGAGTTTGTATTTATTAACGTAATGGCTTTGGGATTGTTCTTCGGTATTCAACTAACAGCCAAAGAGCCGTCTGCTCAGGCTGATGAAAGTCGAGAGACAATCGTTGCACAGGTTGTTCAAGATACTTGGACGCCTGAAGATTCAAAAGAGTATGCTCGGTTTCTTGTAGATGATTACGGCTGGAACAGTAATCAGTATCTATGTTTGGAACAATTGTGGACAAAAGAAAGCAACTGGCGTCATAAGGCTTTGAATAAGACACCCATCAAAGTTGGTGACAAAGTCGTACACGCTGGTGGTATTCCACAAATCTTAGGGCTTGACCCTGCAACCCCACCAAAAGAACAGATTGCGCGTGGGCTTGACTATATTCAACACCGTTATGACACACCCTGCGGTGCTTGGTCTTTCTGGCAACGTCAGGCAGGTAAAGATATGGTTGGGGGGTGGTATTAGTGTTATTAAGAAAACTAAAAGAGTTTCGTAAACAGAAAAAAGAACTTAAGCAGTGGCGCACGTTCGTTACAACGTATGAGCGTCTTATCAAGAATCGCTACTAAAAGAAAGAAGTGACAATGGACAACTATGCTGTAAAAGAACCACACCGCTGTTCTGGGTGTGGCAGTTGGCTACTAGGCGAACAGTCTTGTAGTGCTTGTCCGTTAATGTCAGTCCCCACTGCTACTGTAATAAAAAACCACACACACCCATAGGAGAAAAATAATGTCAGCGCAAATCACGTTAATTGGTAACTTGACTCAAGACCCAGAACTAAAGTTTCTGCCGTCTGGTAAAGCACTTTGTACCGTCAATGTCGTAACAAGCAAAAAGAAGAACGTCAATGGTGTTTGGGAAGAATCCGACACCACGTTTTGGAAAGTCACCGTTTGGGACAGGGCTGCTGAGCACGTAGCCGACTCTGTACAGAAGGGCGATTCTGTAATTATTGTAGGTACTGCTGCTGAGCGTTCTTGGGAAGGACGAGATGGTCAGAAGCGTACGTCTGTAGAAGTCACAGCCCAGAAGTTTGCTGTTGAATTAGGGCGAGCGCCTGTGAAGATTCAAAAGAGCAACGTCACTCGTTCCTCTGCTCCACTGCAAGCCTCTGAAGACCCGTGGTCTAAACCCCTCTCCGAACCTGCTGAGGATTTCCCTTTCTAGTCAGATACTCAGAAACGCAGTATGAAGCCACAGGGGACTGATACAGCCCCTTTTGAGTCTTGGGTAATACCTTTACCTAGCCCGTACGCTTAGGGCTGATAAACGCCTGTCTAAGGCTTAACGCCTCTTGAGACACACCTACAGACCTGTTGGCTTTACACCTAACCCCAGTTATGGAAGAATGAACCAATGTCACTCATAGAGAGGAGCAATACCGAGATGACTGCAACAAACGAAAACCCAAGTAAGGTGTTTGATTCTGTTGACGCCTTAGAATCATTTTCATTGTTATCTGACAAACTCAGAGAAATGGTGAGAGATGATGCACGAGCAACACTATTTATCAAAGACCCGTCTGGGCTAAATCTAGATGATGAAATGATAAATGTAATTGCTGTAACACTTCTACAACACGGTTGGTCAGCCGACAACCGTTTCACATTCTCAAGCAACGAGGTGACTCCGTGAAGGTAAAAGTCCAGAATGAAGATGAAAAGATTGGTTACGTATCTGTAAAAAAGTTCGCTAATCAGCCGAATCACTTCAAATACAAACTGACGTTCGCAAGTGTGATGGCAAGCCAGAGCAGTGACAGTGTTGCTCGTTCTGGTTTTGTCTTGGCAGAGTCAGAGCAAGATGCTTTAAGTCAGGTGACCCGTATTGTTCATAACTGTACGCAAGGTCAAGAGGGTATTGAGTCTGAGCGTTTCCGTAAGTGGTGCTTTGACTTCATAGATTCCCTACGTCTTCAATTCCCAGCGAGTTCAGTGGAAAGGGTTTGATATGTCCGTATTTGCTGTAAATGTAACGCTCACTTATCGCGTTGAGGGTAGGACTGATGAACAAGCCATTGAGAAAGCGTTAGATTTATTACGCGCTGACTTACTAAATAAAAGTGTAAGTGCTGGTGACTTCGCAATTCAGGCAGAAGTTATTCCAAAGTTTCTTGCTGAATCAGGTCTGCTATGAAGCCACAGAAGTTCGTAACGTTCAAGGCTGACTTTCTAAAACAGTCTGGTGAGTTCACGTCTAACGACTGGCTTAAAACTTTTCAAGGAATCGTAGGTGGTTACGTAGAGCCTGTATACCTAGAAAAGTATGGATTGATTATGTGGGGCAACGAAGAAGCCCGTTTGCTTAATCATTTCAATGCTGAAGGTGAGAATGTACAAGGCTTGCCGTTCAATGCACTAGCAACATCACTTGTTGCTGCTAATCACTTCCCAGTTCCGTGTATAGATATGCTGGGTGATGTAGCGTTTACCAGCATTAAAACTACCAGTGGAGGCAATACGCTTGGTCTAACAGAAAAGCAATTTGACTTCCTAATGTCTTACGACAAACGGGCAACCGATAGTGGCAATAGAGATTCTCACTTTGCAATCATCTCTGTTGAATAGTTAAGACTGTTCGCTAAGGGGGCAGAGCAATCTGCCCCTTTAGTTTTGTATTGTTGCTTTACCGTCAAGATAGCCCTACCCTTACAGTCGTGTTGACTGACCTAGAAACTATGTAACGTTGAAAGAGCCTTCGTATCCTGAGTTTGATGGTTCACAGACGTGCGCTCAGACAGACCCCGTCATTTGGTTTCCGTCACCTGCAAACCAATCTGGTGCTCTTGCTAAGAAACTTTGTGCTAGTTGTCCGTGGATTCAAGAGTGTCTCGGCTATGCAATTCAAGTAGATGTACAGGGCATTTGGGGTGGTTCAACAGAGAAAGAGCGCACGCGATACAGACGACTGCACAAGATTAAGGCAGTGCCTTTGTACAATGAAGGCTCGTTATTCCCTAAATCAACGTACGAAAAAGGTAAGTAAGTTGCTTTGTCTTAAACCTAATACCAGTGTTGTAACAGATACACTGTTGTAACCAGAGGAGAGACTATGTCTGATAATTTTGAAAACGATTTTGCACCTTCGCCGTTGTCTGTTCTTGAAGAGAGTGCTGCTCACCTAAACGAGATGTATAATGCGTTGGTTGGCTCTGGCTTTAATGAAGTACAGGCATTACATTTAGTAGCAGAGATTATGAAGTTCGGCGCAGAAATAGACGAGGGATAATTACGCATGGCTGAAAAATTAGACCTATCTGAAATTGGTAGTACAGGATTACGTCGTAGTGGCGGTACTGTATTTGAGGAGTTCCTCACCGCTCTCCGTGGTCGCCGTGGCGCACACGTTTATCGTGAAATGTCTGAGAATGACCCAGTTGTAGGTTCAATCCTTTATGCAATTGAAAAAATTATCTTACGTCTTGACTGGCACGTACAGCCAGCCAGTGACAGTGATGAAGACAGACTTAATGCTGAGTTCATTGAGAGTGCTTTGTACGATATGTCTGATTCTTGGGATACTACCGTTTCAGAGATTTTGTCAATGCTCGTTTATGGGTATTCATATTTAGAGATTGTTTACAAGGTTCGTGGTGGTGACTCTGATGACCCAACGCGTAAATCAAATTACACAGATAATAAAATAGGTTGGCGTAAGTGGGCGATTCGTGCTCAAGAAACTCATAACAATTGGTTGTTTGATAAAGACGGTGGTATTCAAGGCTTTGAACAAGTTGACCCATACGGTGCTGGTATCAACCGCATACCAATTGACAAGTCTTTGCTTTTCCGTACTAGCACTACCAGAAACAATCCAGAAGGTAAGTCGTTGTTACGTACTGCATACCGTCCGTGGTACTTCAAGCGTCGCATAGAAGAAATAGAAGCGATTGGCGTAGAGCGTGACCTAGCAGGTTTACCAATTGCTTATGTACCCCCAGAGTATTTATCAAGTAACGCAACTGCTGACCAACAGGCTGTTCTTGCTTCTATCACCGAGATTGTTCAGAATGTAAAGCGTAATGAGCAAGAAGGAATTGTCTTCCCTCAAATGTTTGACGAGCAGGGTCACAAACTATTCGACATGGTTTTGTTATCTACTGGTGGCTCACGTCAGTT